GTTTGTTTCCAAGTCCCGTCCGAACCGTAAACGCAAGCGCAAGGTGACTCGGGGTGACGTGTTCTTTGGTGCTGAGTTCGGTGGTGCTAGAACCCCAAAGACCCAGCAGTTCCTTCGACATCGAGGCAAGTCGGGCTACTTCTTCTGGCCTACCGTCAGGAAGCACAAGAAGGATATTGCCAAAGAATATCTTGATGCGATTGACCGAGTTCTGAAAAAGTTAGAAGACACCAAGATGCAGGAAGCCGCAGCCCGTCAGGCTGCTGGTGGGGTTTACAACATGACGGATCAGGGTCTCACCTTCGTCCCTGATTGATACTTGACTCGGGCTGTCATTCCGCTACCCTGAGAGGGAGGGAGGTAGTCATGGCAGTTCTGTTCAGCAATGTGAAGGCGATTGAGCCGAAGCCGTTGGCTTCGTCGTGGGAGCAGCTGCGTGAGTTGTTGGCGTTCCATGAGGAGAACGCTGTCAAGACTGACGGCGCGTTGTGGTCACCGGTCGAGTACTACCCAAGTACTACTCGTGGCAACCGCAACGTGAGATTCATTGAGGCGTTGGTTGTGGACATGGACGGTGAGTCGTTCCGTGAGGCAAGGCTTGATGGGTTGGAGTGGTTTGCGTATTCAACCTATTCGCATCGTGATGATGATCCTCACTATCACTTGGTGTTGCCTTTGGCTGAGCGTGTGCCTGCTTCGTTGTGGCGGGCTGTGTGGCAGGGGTTGCATGAGCGGTTGAATCTTGTTGGTGACCCACAGACGAAAGACCCTGCACGGTTGTTCTATTTGCCTCAGCATGCACCTGGTGAGACCTTTGAGTTTCATGAGGGTCGTGGCGTGTTGTTGGATACTGATTTCAGTTGGGATGTTGTTGAGCAACCGAAGCCGATCAAGTCTCGGCAGGTTCGTCAGCCTCGTGCGCGTCGACATGAATCGTATTTATTCACTGAGCAGTTCTGGAATGAACCTGCAAAGGTTTGGTCGTGGACAGGTTTGGAAGGTGCTGAGAAGTGGAAGGCGGCTTCAACAGAGTTTCGTGCTTTGCGTCAGCGGTTGGAGGCAGGCGAGTAGAATCGGCGCATGGCTGGTGAGCGCACGTTTGTTGTCAAGTTTGTTACCGATATTGGTGATGCGACTACTGGCATTGGAAAGATGGCTAAGAGTTTCTCTGGGTTGAGTGGTCAACTAGAGAAGGGTGTTGGCTCGGCGTTGAAGAATCTGATCCCGTCGTTCAAGACGATGGCGATTGCTGGTACTGCTGCGGCTGGTGCTGTGGCTGCTGCTTCATTCAAGTTGGTGCAACAGGCATCCAACCTTGAGGAGTCGCAGTCGAAGGTGAACACGGTGTTCGGTGACTCAGCGTTCATTGTTGAGAACTTTGCGAAGACTTCAGCAACGTCGTTCGGTATCACGAAGCAGGCTGCGTTGGAGGCTGCTGGTACGTTCGGCAACTTGATTCAGGCGTTTGGTATTGGTCAGGGTGAGGCTGCGACGATGTCAACCACGTTGTTGCAGTTGGCTGCTGACTTGGCTTCGTTCAACAACACCGGCATTGAAGATGCCATTCAAGCATTGCGTTCAGGTTTGTCTGGTGAAACAGAACCGTTGAAGAGATTTGGTGTTGCGATCAACGATGTTCGCTTGAAAGAAGAAGCAAGGACTCTGGGGTTGTATAGCGGCAAGGGTGCGCTTGACATCACAGCCAAGACTCAAGCCGCCTATGCGTTGATTTTGAAAGATACCAATTTGGCTCAGGGTGACTTCGCTCGAACCTCGGAAGGTTTTGCCAACCAGATGCGTATCTTGCAGGCTTCGTTGTCTGATGCTGCAACTGAGGTCGGCATGGTCTTGTTGCCTTACTTCAAAGAGTTTGTGAACTTCATCAACGACAACATTGTTCCTGCGATCACTGCGTTCGCTGAGAACCTTGATGAGAAGGGTCTTGGTCGATCATTTGAGTTTGCGATTGCTGCGATGGGTGACTTCGGCATCCAAGCGATTGCGGTGATGAAGTCTGCCTATATCGCCACCCTTGAGTTCGCCCGAAGTTTGGCTGACATCGTCGAGAAGTTGGGTCAGGTCGGAATCATTGCGTCAGCTCTGTCACGCAACGTGTCTGGTGCGTTCAAGTCGGCTGCGGTTGGTATCGCTGCTAGCAACGTGGGTGACCGTATTGATGAGCAACTCGCTGGTGCGGATCAACTGTTCTACGATTTGGCGAATGGTGTGAGGACGGCTCGGTTGGAGTTGGATGCGTTGAAGTTCTCTAGCAATCGCACTACTGAGCAGCAGGTTCGGAATGCGGAGCGTGTTGGCAAGGTCATTCGGACTGGAAAGGTGGAACAGGAGGAGACGACTAAGGCGACTGGTGGTGCGGCTAAGGCTGTGGAAACTGCGAAGCAGAAGTTGGAGAAGTACACGGATGCGATGCGGGCTTCAACGAATGCGTCCAGGGCGTTTACACAGGCGCAAAAGGATTCCAAGCGGGCTAACGAGGCGAAGGCTCAGGCTGACACTGATTTGGCTACAGCGGAAGCGAAATTGGCACAGATCACTGCTGGGTTCGGTGCTGATTCTCCACAGGCTAAGGCGGCTGCGGTTGCTTTGGATAAGGCGCAGCGTGGTGTTGAGCGGGCTGGGTATCGGATTGAGCAAGCAACTTATGCGGTGACGGATGCTGAGTTGGAGTTGGCGAAGGTTCGTAAAGACCCTGAGTCTTCTGCGAAGGCTATTCGTGAGGCTGAGATTGCGTTGGCTGAGGCGAAGTTGGCTTTGAAGGATTCGATTGATGAGCAGACTGATGCGACTGGTGAGTTGATTGAGAAGAATGATTTGTTGGATGAGGCTATCTCTGGCGCGACTGCCACGACGAAGGTGTATAAGGATGCTTTGCTTGAGGTCAACGAGGCGAAGAAGAAGCAGAGTGAGGCTTCTGATGCTGTTGCTGATGCGATTTTCCGTGAGGCTGAGGCGCAGGAGCGTTTGAATGATGCTGATGAGAAGCGTGGGGAGTTGGCGAAGTTGTATCCAAAGATTGCTGCGAATAATCCGATGTCAGAGTTCTCGGGTTCTGTCCCTTCTACGGTGGCTGGGAACGCTAGTGGTGGCATGGCTGACATCTATCGTGGTCAAACAAATGTGGTGGTGAATGCTGGGTTGGTGTCTAGTCCTGATCAGGTTGCTCAGGAGATTCAGGACATTCTGAATCGTCGTGCCAGGAACAATGGAGGGAACCCGTTCACGGGGACATTCGGCTGATGGCGAAGGTGATGAAGTGGGGGGAAACGGTCAAGGTGTTGTTGGATGTTGGCTTCCTTGCTGACGCATTCACACTTGATTCATCGACATTGGATGGCGGTGACACGCTGGATGGTTCAACAGACTTTGTGGACATCACCGAATATGTGCAAGCAGTGAACATCAATCGTGGCCGTCAAACCCAGCTGGACACTTTCAACGCAGGCACACTGAACATCGTTGCGAACGATCAGGCTTCAGGCCGCCAGTTTGACCCACTGAACACCGACTCAGCTTGGTATCAGGGTGCGTTGGGTATTGCTCCACGTCGCCAAGTGCAGGTGTACGGTGGCACCGCTGGCACAGCTGCAATGTTCTCAGGCTACGTCTTCGACCTCAACATTGACTATGCGGAACCACAACTCTCAACAGCCACCATCCTCGGTGTCGATGCCCTAGCCCAACTATCACAAACGACACTCACCGCATTCACCCCATCAGCTGAACTCACCTCAGCCCGAGTCAACACCATTCTGAACAGGAGTGAGGTGGCTTGGTCTACAGCGTTGCGGTCGATCTCTACTGGTGTCGCAACGTGTGGGTCGGTTGCGTATGAGGATGCGACGAATGCGTTGGCGGCTTTGCAGGCTGTGCAGTTCGCTGAGGATGGTCGCTTGTTCGCTGACAGGTCTGGGAACATCAACTTTGATGCGCGTGTGTCCACTTCGTTTGGGACGGCTGTGGCAAGTCTTGGTGGGACTGCGGTTGGTGCCATTCCGATTCAGTCGTTGTCAAACATTTATGGTGCCGAGACGGTGGTGAACCGTGCAACGGTGCAGATATCTGGTGGGACGGTGTCGAGTGTGGCGAATGGTACGGCCAGTCAAACCGAGTACGGGATCAAGACTTTCTCGTTGACTGATATCCCGTTGGATACAGCGGCGGCTGGGTCGGCTTTGGCTACGAACCTGGTTGGTAGGTTCAGTGAGCCGGAGGTGAGGTTCTCGGAGGCTTCGGTTCTGGTCAACATGTTGACGGCTGCACAACAGG